TGGAGCACAGTTCAACAAGTGCATCAGCGTACATTGGCAAGCCAATGGATCTGAGTACTTGAAGCTGAAGCTCTAGAGGGAACCTATCTGTAGCGGCAGACAAGTCAATTGAATGACAAGTCTTACCTTCTTGCATGTGTTTAACCACAGATAAGATACCCTTGGTCTGATCCTTCACACAGGACCACTTAGAGAAGTACCTTTCGGTATAATCAGAAAGTGATCTATGAAGGGGATGAAAAGCAAGTTGTGTCCAACCATTAGGTATGGCCACAGTTCTGCCTTTACATCCTCCTTCCTGTATGATGTGAATCTTACCAGGTATATCCTTCTTGTCATGTCTGACACCACCTATTGTAGCGTGGAAGTCAACATTCCTATCGTTATTCTCAATAGAACGAATAGTATTACCAAGCATGCTTGGATAATACGTAGTAGTCATTAGAGAATATAACGATTTGAAGTAAGGCTTAGCCTTTACTTCTTTAGGAATGCCCTTTGGAATAAGGGGACTATAACAAGCTGTGAAGGGTCTCAAATCCGATAGTTCCGTAAACGGAGCCACCTTCGGGTTCGGGAATCTCTTACGAGATAACAAACCTTCGATCTGAGAGCACATAGTCTCAACGGGATCGGTTGACTTAGAATTAATTCTAGGTCCACTAATTGTCTGAACAGCCTTCTCGACTTGGTTACAAGTAACCTTGTCGTTGACTATTGCAGTATATGCCCTTAATGGTACAACGTTCCGTTTTATAGCACGGTTAGACCGTGATTCAACGAATCGACGTACGATTACACCTAATAATGGATCCTTAGGGTAACCAGCTTTGGTATATGATATAGAGCTAGCTCTATACACATCCATAGCCTTATTAGGACAATCGTTCTTGAGATGAAGTGCGGCTGTATAAATAGACTTAAGTCTATTAACAGTCCATTCAGGTCCATTGTTTTCCAGGTACTTAGTAATAAGCTTGGTAAACTTTGTTCCTTCCTTCATTGACACTCGATTTATGTAACACATTAGGTCTGTTGTGATTTTATTCACAGTATTCATGGTGATTTACCTCCAATTCTACCCAGCCACACGTATTGTTACGAGTGGTGAACAAAGGGATATTC